CCTCATACAAGGCCATTATCCTGTTGTGCCTGAATCTTGCCGCAGGAATCTTTTGGCTGCGTTTGATAAACGCTGTAATTATTATAGTGATGAGCGGGTGGACTCTAGTGTCATCAAAGCTTCCTTGGCTTTGCTTGACAAGGTGGTAGGAGAACAGGGTTGTGACCCTGTTGAATGGACTCCTGAATTGTTCCACACCTGGAATGCCCAGTTCCCTAAACCTAAGAGGGAAAAGCATTTAAAAGTGCTTCCTATTATCTCCGAGTGCACTCAGCGCTCTTTCTCTAATAAGGAGATATTTGTTAAGGTGGAGGCACTTTTGAAGCGTCATGACCCTGACTGGGCTCCGCGTGTTATTTATCAATCCGGCGATCTTCACAACGCGTTGCTTGGGCCTGTCATGCAGGCTTGTACGCGTCGCCTCTTTCAACTGATGACTGTTGGTAACGTTGAATCTACTCCCAATTACATGGGCGCTTACAAGAAACAACCTGAGCATGTCTGTGCCTTTTTGAACAGGCATGGTTCAGCAAGTAGCGTTTATGTAGAGAGTGATTTTTCGTCTAACGACATGACTCAGTTGAGAGATGTGCATATTTTGGAGGTTGCTTGGTTGCGTAGGTTGGGTGCTCCTAAGTGGTTGACGTCGATGATGTTGCTTGCTAACTCATTTGCGGTTTCTTCACGGAAATTTGCGGTGAGGGCGCGAGTGACTAATCAGTTGCCCACTGGTGCCCAGTCTACAACGTTTCGTAACACGCTGTGGAACATGTCTATAAATTATTGTTTTTGCATTCGCTATGGTTTCCATGGGGATACGGCTGTTTTGGGAGATGACATGCTTATGAGACTTGACAATCCATGGCGGGCGCGGCTTCGGTCGCTCCGTCGTGCTTATGAGCATGTTTGTAAGTTGGCAGGGATGCGCGCGAAGGTTTTCGTGCGTTCTCATCTCTGTGAATGTACATTCCTTTCTAAACAGTTTATCCTGACGACTCATGGGTTTGTTATGGTGCCTAAGCTCGGTAAAGCTTTGGCTAGGTTTAATGCACGAGCTTCAGCAAATGAAGCGGTCTCTGATCGTTTTTATTTGGCTGGAAAGGCATTATCCTACGCTTACGAGTTTAGGTACTGCAAGCCCTTGTCCCGCTGCTTTTTGGAGCGGTTCGAGAGTTTGGCAGTTCACATTGATGATCTGAGTCTTGATGGTCTTGGTTGGAACGTCAAGGGATCGTTCATTGACTTAGGGCTTGAGGGCATACTTGCCGCTATTGATAGTGTGCCTTTTTCTTGTTCTAGGGATGATATGACTCGGTTCTATCATTGGAAGTACGGGAAAACTGGGACTGATGTCTTGGAGATGACTCTTTGTGTACTGTTTGGTCAGGATGATCTCACGGAAGCCGCCGTTGGTAGGATCGTGGAGGACTGGGCTGATTGAGGCTCTCTCATGTAGCTCACCGGAACCCGCCGAACG